CTTGTAATCGTTACATCATCCATTTCAGCAATGGTATTTTCTGTTGCGACTTGATTATCTACATAAGCCGTTGTTGCTATTTTTGTAGAGTTATCACTAGCTGATTGAGTTGGTGCTGTAGGATTTCCAGTTAAAGATGGTGAAGCTAGTGGTGCTTTTGCATCTATACTTGAATTGTTACCGTTTGCGTCTTTGATAAAAAACTTATCTGCTGGAACTGTCATGAACACTGTTTTAGTCCCAGAAGACCAATTGACAGCGTTATTACTGTTGCTGCTTTTTAATACTGTTGTCCTGGCAATGTTATTAGACGAACTATTGTAAGTTCCCAGGCCTATTTCAAAGCCACCACTCGTATCCTCTATACAGTAATACGTAGTGTCATTATTTGTCATGTGACTGGCAAAAGTAGAAAAACTTGTAAATGCGCCACCTAAATTTATTGCATTTGACGTCCCAGTTAAGGTTGTAGTTTCCTTAACTCTGTCAGCTATTACTAATGCCATTAGTCAATACTTATGTCTAAGTCACCAGCTGAAAATCTAATTGTATCTCCACTGACTACAGATTTAGATGTTGTAACAGCACCGTGAACTAACATTGTTCCACCAGTTGACGCAGTATGTAGACTAAAATGTGATATTGTTCCCCAAGTTCCACTAGCTATTGGAAACTCGACAGAACCACTATTATCACTTGCTCCACTAGAAGCTGCATCAAATGCTGCTAATGTTCTAGAATAGTTATTACCACTTAATTCATTAGATGTAGATCCAGCTTCTCCTGGTGACGCTGTGTGTAGTCCTACGTATATTGATGTTGATAAACCCATTGCAGCGTACATATTAGCAGTGCTAGTAGTTCCACCGTCCTGGGATGTTCGTTTGCCAAGTAAAATATCTAACATGATATTCTCAGCGTCATTTGTTAAAGCAGACATGATTGTTTCTCCTTATGTAACTGCAAAGCCTGGTTTCATTCTAAGTAATCCCCCACCGTATTTACTTGCCTGGGAGTTCTTTTGCGCCTCTAGTAATGCCTCGTTAAAAAGCGTTGTCCAAAGGGCAATTCTTTCGTCGTTCTTTACGTGTGCCTCCATGTGTATAAGTGAGCCGTAAAGATATAAATCTGGAAAGTCAGTTAACACGTCATTAGTCGTATTACTGTCTGATAATTCTGATATTTCTGCCTGGTAAATAAGTTCTGCTGTGTAGCCTGTTGCGTCTGGTATTGGCCTAAATGTTAATTCCTTGCCTTGCCTGGCAAAGTAACGTGGCTTGCCAGTAGACGTTGACGGCACAAGTTCATGTAATTGATCGTATGATACTTGCTCAACTGTACTTTCTGGGTTTGTCTTTAGTTTAATACTGACCATTTCCAGCATATCAGATGGCACTGCCTCAAATTCTGCGTTGAGTGTTGCAGTGGCACGCTTTTCTAATTTTGGGTATTTTAATACTCTGTTTAATCTTTTTTCTGTTAACAGTATTGCGTCTTTAATCTCAGCTGTTAAGTCAGTCCTGTTTAACTGGTCAGCTATCGATGTTTGCAATAATGCGTAAGTATTTAAGGCCATTACAAATTCCCTTTGTACACTCTTAATTTGTCGTTATCTGAATTATTTGCCCATCTCTTCCAATCGTCATCGCCCCATTTATTTTGTAGTGCGTGCGTCAGTACATGATCTGGAACCATTGCAGCTAATTTCATGTCTTTGTCTAAAGGCGCTTCATTGTGTAGCGCTTGCGCAAAATCAACTACTGGGTTGACGTATTCCTGTCTGTAAATAGTGACCTTTTGCGTTATTGGATCGTAGTCAAAGTATTCGTTGATCCTACCATTAGCAGTTTTGTCTAATAATTTTTTCATAAAAATCCTATAAAAAAGAGGGCGCCCCTAAGAGCGCCCCAAGTAATCCTGGAGGAAAAACAGGAATTACGATGTTGTTAGGTCAAATGCTCCACCGTGAGCAGCTTCATTATTAATGACTAATGTCAACTCAGTAATAAGCGCTCTTTTTTCAGCATCAGCAGTTTTCGCTAATTCAATAGTTTGAACTGGTCTTAAGTAAGCCAGTGATGCCATTGAAGGATCTAAGACAAATGCGTCTCTTGCACGTTGGAAACGATTTGGCGTAATTGTGTATGTGCCAAAGTCACCAATGTAGAGTGCAGCTGCTGCTTGAATGCTGTCTGCTGCAATGTTTTGCCTTGCCTGGGATCTACCAGTAAATCCACTGATAACACCCTTATTAAAAGATCCAACAGTAACGACTGTAGGCTCACCACCTTCGTCCCATGCTTGTTTGATAACATCTTTTAAGATTGCTTCTGTAAGCGCTCTTTGAGTGCCGTCAGTTCTACCAGCAGTTGCACCAGTTGCGTTAGCAGCAGATCCACCAGCTTTACTAATGTTAGTAGATAACCAGGATGGTAGTCCTCTCATCTTTCTAGCAGTAGTAGCGTTGCCAGCTGCCTGGCCTTGGTTAGCAGTAATGGTAGCCTCGATGTCTCTTTTTAGCTCTTTACTGCGCTTGGCAAGTTGGTATGCCAGTTCTGACGCTCTGCCAGCACTGTTAACAGCTTCTTGCGATCCAGTAACGGTAACGGTTTTATTCATGATCTGACAAATATTTGTTACCCTGGTTGTTGCAGAACTTGCAGCAACAGAAATTTCATCGCCCTCAAGTTGTGCGTTATTAGTAGCAGCTGACGCTAGGGCATCTGTTTGCCATTCGTGCGTTGTCGCTGCTGCTGAGGTTTGCCCTATGGCGCTCATAATTGGCGTGTCAGTTGGTGCGATAGAATAAATAGTATCTTGTAAATCTTCTCGATTACCAACAGCTGAATATGAGGTCAAGGCGTTAGTAGCTAATGCCATAATATATTCTCCATTAAATGAAAATTGAGGTTAAATTAAACGTGATTAAGGAATACTGCTGCTGCGTCTCTTACATCACCAGTCTTCTTTAATTTTGCTCTTGCATCCTTATATCTTTGTTGTCCAATTTCATTGTTACTGCGTCTGGCTGATGACTTAATTGTTCCAACCTTTGGCTTGGCTGCGACTTCTTTAAGGGTAGTCGGTTTCCTTGCCTGGAGCCTGTCCCATTGCATTGCCTTAAATAAAGTTGTGGCATCTCGATGGTCAAACAGTTGAGAAAATTCCTCATTGCTGTAGCCTATCTCGCTAGCGTATTTTGCCATTTCCTTTGATATTTTTTGGCGTTTAACTGGATCCTTTAGATGGGGTATGTTAGTTTGTAATTTTACATACTCATCTTGAACACGTTGCTGGTGTTGTACAAGTGCTTGCTGTTGCGCAGCTTCTTGCGCTTGCCTAGCCTCTTCCTTAGCTTGCGCTAATTCCTGGGTCTTCATCACGTAGTCTGCAACTTGTCGGTTGTACTCAATTGGGTCTGTCTGCTCCAGTGTCTTGTCTGGTTGAACTAATTCAGATTGAAGTTTCTGGGTATACTGATTAGCAGCTTGACTTAGATATGGGATCACCTTACTCAGTTCGTCTTCACGCTGTTGAATTTTTTGTCTTTCTTCAGCTAAAGATTGGGACTTTTGGGTGTTGACAGCGTCTATTTGATAACCCTTACGTACTTCAGATAACGGTAAGTATTTCTCTTCTCCATTAACTTTTGTAAGTATACGGTAATTGTCGAGTTGATTTTCGTCAATCACACGTTGTGCGTCATCAATTTCTTCTGTCACCTCGGTTTCAGTTGTGTCTTCGAGGGGCGCCTCATCTGTATCACTTTCTTCATCCAGGAACTCTAAACCGTCATCAGTTGTCTGATTGGCCTCTTGCTCTGGTGCTTCTGGTGCTACTTCTGTGGCTGGTTGCTTTGGTTCGTTAACTGTGGTTGGAGCAGTTTCCTGGCTCTCCATCTCTTTTAAGAACGCTTGCTGGGTGGCTTCCATTGCTTCACGGTTCCCAGTTATGGGATTGCCGTTTGGTTGTTCTGCCATATTTTATATTCTCCTTAAACTATTTTTAAGTTTCTTATGTTATCGGCTTCATTGCCGTGGAGGCTGCCTGTCACCAGGCGTTGCTCCAAGTGGTTAACAAATGTGTCCACTATATTTACGCTATCACGTAACCTTACCAGACCCACACGGTCTGTATCTGTTGTTGCTGGCGCTCTTAGTAGTGCGTCAGTGTATGTCTGTTTTAACTCTTGTACGGCTTCAATGAAAATTCTGTCTTCAAGTATTGACCTGGCGTGCGCTGCATTTTGTTCTGCTTCGCCTTTACTGATTTTCTTCATTCATGCCCCCATAAATATTGTATGCGCCACCAGCAGCAATTGGTAATGCCAGCAGTCCACTTCCTTCGTTACGTATAAAATTACGTATAGCCTCAGCTGGTGTTATGCCTTCCTTTTCTGCTCTTTTAGCTGCCCTGGTTCTAAATAACTCCATAAAAGTACCCTGGCTTGTTTGGTCTACGCCAGTTCTGTCAGCTGCGCCCATCCATAAGTTTGCCTGGACTTGCGATGGCGTCATGTCTAATTCGTCAGCTAACTTTCTTATATATTCTTCAAAGGCTGCGTACTCATTGTCATTTGGTCTGTCTGTCCATACAGTTGGCTGGTCTTTAATTGCGTCCATTGGAACTACGCCGTCTTTCACAGCTTTCTTTGGAGCAAACACGTCCTGGACTTTGTCACCGACTTTACGTGACGTAAAATATTTTTCAGCTTTTGGATACTGCGCCAGTAACTCTTCTTTAAATTGCTTGCCTACGTCAGCGCTGTTTCCTAACCAATCTGGACTACCAGACGCCATTGCCATGTACCTGGTGAAATGCAAGTCAGCAGCAATATTAGTTTGATTGCCAATGAGACTTTGCGTAAAACCTTTTGGCTTTGGATTTTCTACCATACTTGATTTGGTTAATGCTACGCCAGGTTGCGTAGATCCTTCGTATCCACCTTGCACGTACCGTGCTGTAGCCATTTCTTGTGCGCCACCAGTTTTGTGTCCGAAACCTTCTGTTCTTGTTTTAGCTAGTATTTGTGCGTCATTTAATTTTGTTACGTCTTTTAATGCTTGCAAGTAAGTTTTGTTAGATCCTGGAACAACTTCATTGTCTAGCATTCTCTTTCTTACAAATGCTGCATTTCCAATGTTTGCGTCTACCTTTGATCCAGGTGACGTTGTACCCATTAAACTCATAAAGTGGCGCCAGTGTGCGTCACCATTCTTTTCACCTAATTCATTAACAAACCAGTCTCTTAGTTCTTCTGTGTTGTACCAACTGTCTCCACCTAATTCCTGGCCTCTTTTAATGTCCTTTATCATTTCAGCTTTAAACGCACTGTTTGGGGCGTCAATAGCTTCTAATGCTGATACCATTCTTGGAGGCAAGTCTTTTGGCTTGTAACGTAAGAATGTTAACTTGCTTCTGTCTGGTGCTGCGCCACTGTATTCTGGTTTACTGAATGGCGCTGCATCGTAAATGTTTTTTGCTTTTTTAGCTATGCCACCAGTACCAGATAATTCTGCTGCAAGCATTAACGCTGGCAGTGTAGCGCCTTTTAAATTACCTAATCCACCAGCTTGCTGTATGTTCATAAATTCCTGGGGAGCGTTATACAATGGAGATAATGGCGTGTAGTCTGCAAAATCCATAATATTTTGCGCCATTAGTTGACCAGATCTGCCACCCTCAAATACATTTTGACCTAAAAAATTAGTTATCTTTTCTTTAAGTGTAGTGTCTCTTGATTGCAGTGCTGGCATTGGATTGTATGGCGTGTACTCACCAGCTTGCTCAGTTAGTATTTCTGTTAGTAGGCCTTTTACGTTTGGACTTCCCATTACTTCATACCAGCTATCTTAATGTCTTTTATGTAGCCTTCACGCTTAATATCCTGGTCTTCATCCATACCAGCAGCTTTTACTTCAAGCTCCTTTTCTTTAAGTTCTAATGCTCTCTCCCTTAACTCTAGATCCTTCTGTGCTTTTTCTGCGTCTAGCTTAATACGTTGTAATGCTGTAATGCCTTCTATTCTGGCTGCCTCAGTTTGTGCGTCAGCTAATTGCTCTTCTGGTGTTTTCTGAGGTGGCTGAGATTGCGCCATTTGCGCTGCTTGCTGCATTGCTGGCTCTGGATCTGTAAAGAACTTTTCAGCGCCTTTGATACCCATTGCGTCAGCTTTTGCCAGGGCAGCTGCGTAAACATTCTTAGGATTGACTATCATGTTATCTGCGCCACCCAACTGGAATATGTTTGCCATATCCTGGATAAGCATTGACGTCATTTGTATTTGTCTTTCCTTATTGCCAGCAAGACCCACGTTAACTGATAAATCTAAGTCATTATTAAATTTTCTTGGGTTCATTTGAACAGCTGACCCTTTCAATCTAATCATCATTTCTTCGTCATAGTGTAAGGAACCTAGCTTGCATATACCTTTGACTAATCTCTTTAATCCTGTCTCAGCGTATGTCTGCGCCATTAACTCTAATCGTGCGCCAGCTGCGTCCTGGTTAATACGTGCAGCAGTAGCAGTTTCATTTTGTGCAATAGTTGGATCCAGTGTCATTGCCATTTGACTGACGCCAGTTCTTTGCGCTCTCATTTGCTCTAGCATCTGCATCATAGGCATAGCTTGCTTGGACACGTCACTGACTGGCAATTCTCTAACAGCGTCTAATGACTTTGCTCTTACAATGCCTCCAACTTCTGCTGTTAATAGATCATCAATATTTACCTGGTTATCGACTGCCAGCATTCTTGGTGACGTAGATAAGTAAAGGCTATCCATCATTTGCCTAAGTAACGCAGTGTGAAGTTTTTCTATTTCAGTTGCCAGTGTCGCAACACCTAAACCGTATACTCTGTGTGG